GCTAGACATAGATGGGATGCTAGCCGAAGGCCTACAGGAAGGCGATCGTGCAATCGGTCTATACAAGCTAGCCTGCGGCTTGTCTAATAAGTTTGGAACAGACGAAGCCGGACGACACGCCGTCGAGTCCACTATGCTCAGGTTCAATGCCGAGATGGTAAACCCGCCTATGCACGTCGAGGGTCAAAACGGAGTTTTGATGCACACTCGCCGAGCACTCGACTGGGTGTCAAATAATCCTAAGTATGATCTGTTCTGGAACGATCTCAGCGATTGGGTAAAGACCCAGGGCATGTCGTGGGCTGGAAACGTGACAGATGCTTTCTCTAAGCCAGCAACATCTAAAGACGCATTCGACTACAGCCCTACTCTAATTGTCACTACAGATGACGATAGCGTAGCTATACCTACGGCCAATGCAGTGGGCGAGCAGATGGCCTCATTTGCAGCACAGGGTAAAGGCCTTAAGGAAGTAGCCCTAGGCGGAAATCTCAACCTACCAAAAGACGTCGATGCTATCTCTGGCGAAGCTGGTGGACGCCCTGGCTATCGAAGCTTGACCGATGTCGGTAATGGTAGACGCTTAGTTGACTCTTTTGGTGCTAGCGTTAGATATACTCCAAACGTAGGATGGTTCGTCTGGGATGGCAATTACTGGAAGCCTGACACCCAAATGAAATCTGTTAAAGAAGTCAGCAAGATGGTGTCAACTGTTGTAGCTAGTGAAGTTGCACTGTATCCATCCGATGACCCGAAAGCTGCTGACCTTGTTAAGCACGCAAACAAGGCTAAATCTAACTCAGCCATTGAAAACATGATTGCCCAGGCCTCTTCCGATGAAAGAATTCAAGTAGTAGTCGAAGAATGGGACAACAATCCATACCTGCTAGGTGTGAAAAATGGAGTCGTAGATCTTCGCACCGGAGAACTTAAGGCCGGTAGGCCGGACCTTCATCTGACAAAAAGATCACCTATTCCGTATACTCCGGGCTTGAGAAATATCAGGTGGGAGTCGTTCCTCACCGAGGCTACCAAGGGCGATGTTGAGCTCCAGGAGTGGCTACAACGCGCAGTTGGATACACTCTTACTGGTCTAAATAGCCAAGATATTATGTTCCTAATCTACGGTCCACCTGGATCCGGTAAGAACACTTTTATTGAAACAGTCTTTGAAGCTCTAGGAAAATCAGAGTACGCTTGGGCGCTAGATTCAAACATTCTAGCTCTGGGTGACCGAGTCAGTTCAACCGATGAGTACCACATGGCGGAACTACGAGGACGTCGCATGATCTGGGTGGATGAGTTGCCCGAGTCAGAGCGCATCAAAGAGAACCAGGTAAAGAAGTTGACCGGTTCTGGAACTATTCAAGGACGTTCACCAGGTGAGCGACCAATCCAGTTCACGTCTCAAGGTAAGCTTTGGATCTCAACTAACCACCGGCCTATCATTACTGATGATGCTATGTGGCGTCGTATGCGTCCAATTCCTCTAATCAATAAGCCAGAAAAGCCAGATACAACTCTTAAGCCGTATCTTGCAGACCCAGAGGGTGCACTTCCTGCAGTTCTATCATGGGCGATTGATGGCGCAGTTAAGTACCTAACATCAAGTCAGCTAGATCCACTGGGATGGTGTGCGGTTGTCAAAGAAGCGCACGATTCTTACAAAAAGAATGAAGACAGAATCGGTGCATTCCTGGAAGAGGAAGCTAGAGAGTCAGCTGGTGGCAGCTTGAACCTAAGCGATCTATATAGACTGTACGGAATGTGGAGCAACGCTAGAGGCGAGAAGCCGCTTTCGCAAATTGGCTTCACTAGAAAACTTGCCGACAGAGGCTTAATCGTTGAAGGTACAGGAACTAGGGCCATACTAAAGGGCTACATAATGATGCCTAGAGAGGTGCCTCAAGCCCCCGTGGTAGACTTTAGCCAGCACGTAAAATATGCAACCCCGAACGTAAGCATCTAGGAGAGACATGAAACTATTTATTGCAACACCAATGTATGGCGGAATCGCTAAAAATAATTACACTATCTCCCTACAAAACTTAATAGTAAAGCTAAGTCAAGCCGGACACTCGATAACTACTACCACCGTGGGAAACGAAAGCCTGATTACTAGAGCAAGAAACACTCTTGCCCACAAGTTCATGAACTCTGACTGTGAAGCATTGCTATTCATTGACGCGGACCATGGTTGGAATGCAGATGACGTCGTAAAAATGATCGAGTGTGGGAAAGACTTTATTGGTGCGATCTACCCGATGAAGGGCATCAACTGGGAGAACGTACGGTTGGCGGCTCAGTTGAATAAGGAAAATCTAGAGGCGTACTCAGGACATTTTGCACTTAACTTTCTAGATGAAGAGCAGAAGTTTCAAGTTGACCAACCATTCAAGGTAAAAGACATTGGTACTGGAATGCTTTTCTTGACCAGAAAAGTATTTGAAGACCTAAAGCCGTACTGCAAGCAATACAAGAACAACAACGTCGGCAACACCGGAATCGAATTTGGTGGAATGGTGACGGAGTACTTCACCACTTTTGTCGACGAGAATCAAATCCTCCTATCTGAAGACTACGCCCTATGCAGAATGTGGCAGGCTCAGGGCGGCGAGGTTTGGTCAGCACCTTGGGTGCGAATCACGCACTCGGGTGACTACAACTTCTCTGGTCAGTTCGCCAACATGCTTGAGATAAATCAGGAACGACAGAACATCCTAAAGAAGATTGAAACCGACATGGGGCAAGCACCTGGCGATCTAGTAGAAGAGCCTACAGAAGCAGAAAATAAAGAATCTTCAGAGCAGTAAGACATCGCCTAAATATTTCGAAAAATATTGCATGATTTGCTCATGTGTGTAGTAGCATAATCTTAAGCTCTAATTTAAGGAGAGACCATGGCTCTAGCTGAACGCCTTCGTGCAGCTACAGAAACCTATCACAATACCTTCATCTGTAAATTGATGCAGGTTACCTTAGACCCAAAACTCACGCGGGATGATGTAGACGCCTTTATTAAGATTATTAATTCTAGGCCACTTGACGAGGACCATGTGCCGAACATCCGACTTTCGCAGGCTCTGCGTGACGAAGGTTATGATGTGAGTGCTAGTGCTGTAGATAGACATCGTCGTGGTACATGTTCATGCAATAGGCTAAAGTAGGGAGACTCATGAGCCTGTCAGAAAAATTAGAAAAATTACGTTCACCAGGTCAGAGCGGATCTGATGTTAGAGTGACAAAAACACCAGAAGACTGGCGTCCACGAATGGATTTGGACACAGCCAGAGGCGGGTTTGTAGTAGGCACCCCTAGAGCTGCTGGAGAAGTTACAGACGCCTCTACAGTGCTAGAAGAGTTTGGTCTCAGCGCTCAGGAGTGGTGTGTGACCTCTATGCGTAGAGGTAAGTGGCAGAAACATGATGGTGATTGGCTAGAGTCGGTCCGTGTAAACCTAGTACCAGCGACGGGTTCAGTTGGGGATCAACTAGATGTAGAAAAACTATCAGACCAGATAAAGAAGTGGCGTCCAGCTAAAGGCATAAAGAAGTCTACCGGCGAGGGCGCTTTTTTGATTGCAGCCGCAGACCAACAGATTGGTAAAAAGGCTAATGGAGCTGGCACAGAGCAATCAATAGACAGAATCTTAACTTTGACAGAGAAGGCGGTGAACAGATTTGAAGCTTATAAAAAGGCTGGTATTTCTCCTGGAACTATATGCTTGGCGCTACTCGGCGACCACGTGGAAGGAAACGTCAGCCAAGGCGGACGACTCCAAGGACTAGCAGCATCTGACTTAGGGTTAACGGAGCAAACTAGAGTCGCACGTCGTCTCTTGCTTGCGCAGATAAAGGCACTTGCACCTCTAGTCGACAGACTTGTTGTTCCTGTAATCAATGGAAACCACGACGAGGTGACTCGTCAGGTTGCAGCGGACCCGGCTGACGGCTGGAACGTGGAGATTGCATCTGCAGTTCAAGATATTTGCGCCGAGAACCCGGAGCTATCGCACGTAGAATTTAGATACCCAAGCTCGGGGCATCAAACCCTGACTATAGACATTCAGGGCACAATGCTAGGCCTGTTCCATGGACATCAAGCAAATCAAAACAATGTCATGAAGTATCTATCACAGCAAGCAGCGGGGCAGACAGCTCTGGGCGGAGCTGACGTTTGGATTTCAGGACACTTCCACAACTTTAGAGCTATGGACATCGGTGAGCGACTGTGGCTCCAAGCCCCGACCACTGACCCAGGTAGCGAGTGGTTCCGCGATAGAGCTGGTATGGAATCAAAGCCCGGGCTACTCACTATGATTATTGGCGGAGAGTACTCCCCTAGAGATTTCATTTCAGTAATGGGTGTATAGGGTGGAAAAAGATTTTTTTAAGGATTTCTATAAATTCAACATATATGTTGGAAGTTTAGCTAGAAGCGGCAGCACTTATTTAAAATATTCAATAGAAAACGAGTACACGCCGCAGGTATCTATAGATAAGAGCCACAACCCTGGGATTCATCAAAATAGAGTTAACGGAATTTTTAACTGCGATGAATTTGTTTTTGCTGCTCGACCACCTAGGGATACCTTAAAGTCGCAATTAATTTGGAGATTATCAGATCAACGGCTCACACCTCCTGTAGTTAAATCACTACTAGATGAAGCAACCGAACTTTGGGAGATTGTACTAACATCCCCCGGAGAATTTTTTATTGTCGACTTCGACTCAATTACATCAAAAGAATCAGAAATAATTTCTGCCTTAGAGGCTAAAAATCCAGCCCTAAAAGAGTTAAAGTCAAAGACCCCTTTAAGCGTAGATAAGGTAAAGTTAGAGCTAGAAAAATCTAGCAAGGATGGAATGGGCCCAAAGCAATACTTAGAGCGAGGTCACCTGCCGAGGGAGGTCTCTAAGCACAATGACCTTGCGGAATCGATACTAGAATCTATATCGTATACTCACAGGCTCGGGTATCTGGACAGCCTATACCAAGACCTGATTAGGCACAAGAGGGTGTAATTTGATAATTCTACTGTACGGGCTACCTGGAACAGGAAAGACGGCTTTAGCAGAAAAACTCCTGGAGCATGTTGACGCTATCCATCTTAACGCGGACCAGGTAAGAGCCGACCTGAGCTCGGACTTGGGATTTTCAATCGAGGATAGATTAGAGCAAGCCAGACGATTAGGGGCGATGTCTAGACTGCTAGCTAGTCAAGGTAGAATCGTGGTTGTTGATTTCATCAACCCAACCCCGGAAACACGAGCAGCATTTGGCGCAGCCGACCTCAGGGTTTGGGTAAATAGGCTAGATAAAGGTAGATTCGAGGATACTAACTCCATTTGGCAAGTACCCGCTAACGCCGAATATGATCTAGAAATTACTAGCGGGCTATCGCTAGAAGAAGAGAAAAATAGAATCTTAGAGAAAACCAGTCTGATTGATTGGAGAGCACCTACAACACTTATGCTAGGTAGGTACCAACCTTGGCACGAGGGACACGAGGCACTAAAAGATGAAGCACACAAAAGAACAGAGCAAGTTCTACTGGGCATCAGGGATACGCACGGCACTTCGGAAAAAGATCCGCTCACTCATGATGAAGTTGTCGGATACATACGTCAAAATAGCAAGGAACGAGTGGGGACCTTAATTCTTAGGCTACCCAACATCACCAACATCGTGTACGGCAGAGACGTTGGCTACAAGATCGAAAAGATTGAGCTGACCCCGGAGCTACAGGAGATCTCGGCAACCAAGAAGCGAGAAGAGTTAGGTCTATAATGCTACAATCTAGAAAAATTTCTATCACTAAAGCTCTGACTTATAGGCTCTGGCAGAGTGTAAATACCTTTTTGATTGCTCTCTTTTTTACCGGCAAATTTGAAACAGCTGCGCAAATAGTCAGCGTTGAGGTAGTTGTGAAAATTGTGGTGTACTATTGGCACGAACGTATCTGGACGAGGATAGGCAAGAACAAAAAGTGAAAATAGCAGTCTACACGATCGCACTTAACGAAGAGCAGTTTGTAGAACGCTGGTACGAGAGTGCTAAAGATGCTGATTATCTCTTAATTGCAGATACAGGTAGCACAGATGGTACCCGAGAAACTGCAATTAAGCTCGGGATTAATGTAATAGACGTCTCTATCAAACCATGGAGATTTGATGACGCTAGGAACGCTTCCCTAGCCGCTCTTCCGGCAGATATAGACATGTGTGTACAGCTCGACATGGATGAGATCCTTCTACCAGGATGGCGAGAAGAGATTGAGACCGCCATTAGCCAGGGCGCTACTAGAATTAGATATAACTATACCTGGAACTGGAAAGACGAAGCCCAGACGATTCCAGCAACAACATTTGGTGGAGATAAGATCCACGCACGACACGGGTATAGGTGGAAACATCCAGTACATGAAGTAATAATTCCTTACGGCAATACTGTAGAGAAGCAAGTATGGACTAAGCTGGAGCTTCATCACCACCCGGATAACACAAAATCTAGAGGGCAATACCTTCCACTTTTGAAGCTGTCTACGGAAGAAGATCCTCATGACGATAGAAATGCCTATTACTACGCTAGAGAGCTGTTCTTCTATAGAAACTATGAAGCTGCGGCCAAAGAGTTTAAACGCCATCTAGATCTTCCTAGGGCTGTCTGGCCACCAGAAAGAGCGGCTTCGATGAGGTACCTAGCAAAAATCGAAGTAGAGCATCGAGAAGACTGGCTACTCAAGGCTTACATGCAAGCTCCAGGACGTAGAGAGCCTTTAGTGGAGCTAGCTCAGCACTTCTACGAGCTAGAATCGTGGGCATCGTGCTTACATTTCGCTCGCAAGGCCTTAGAAATAGAAGAGAAGCCAATGGACTTTCTCTGCGAGGATTTCGCCTGGGGCTATCTTCCATGGGACTTGGCCGCAATATCTTCTTACTACCTCGGTGAGGTGGAAGAAGCTAGAATTTATGGAACTACCGCTTTAGACCTAGATCCAGACAATCCTAGGCTAGTAGCTAATATGAAGTTTTACACTAAAGAAAACTAATTCTCTTCTTTTTTAGAGTTAATAGTGTGAAATGCGTCAACTGCATTAGCGCTTGTTCTACTTTGCCAAGTGAACTTACACTCCAAGCATCTAACAATTCTCATTGTCGCCCAGCGGCCGCCATCAGGGCGCTCAACAGTTGCTGTTTGTAGTTTGTCTGTTTTTGATCTACAACTAGGGCACAGAGGGAATCTTTTATATCTCATCTCTTGTCCGTCCCAATTGACTGAAAGTGTGTTTCTAATTTGACCAGAGTCTAGGCCGCCCCAGATTCCCCAGATCTGCTTATTATCTAACGCCCATTTTGCACAGTCGCGCTTTACAGGGCAGCTATTGCATAGCTTTTTAGCCTCCCACTGCTGAGCAGGCTTATTTGCAAAGAAGTTGTCTATCTTGTCGAAATTTTCTGGCTTAGCGCACTCGGCATCTTCGTGCCAATCCGGTCCATTAGTCCACATAAGCGACCTCCACAAAAGTGGCATCATAGTCTAGATCAGGATCGCTGTCGTCACAGTAGATAGGGACGATATTGTCACCCTCGTAATACCTATAGCCAGCTCTTGATATTGTAGAGCTCTCTACCAGGCGGTAGCCGTTGCCCATAGACGTGGATATGCCTTCTCTAAGTAGGCTCTTCACTAGAGAACGCATAGCTGAATCATCGTCATCTAGGTACACATGCTCGTTGATATAAAAAACAACGGAATCAGAGTGAAGTGTTCGTGGGAAGTCTTCGCCCTCCCATATAATCCAAACAGGTTCGGATACAACTTTTTTACGTCTCATAGTTACAAAACTAACTATGTTGAGTAGTAACCTTACCGTAAATTACAATTTTACTTTACAGGCCAGATATAGTCGTAAGATTCTGGCCTACGTCCGGTGTCTTCTGGCCAGCCAAACTGCGAGTACCATTCGTAGTCTTTATTTAGCAGCGCCATTCTGTGACTGGCAGCGATCTCATCGAAAAGTTTCTTATCCTTCATCCAAGCAGGCAACCTGTGGTTTTCTTTAGTTATACGACCAAGCTTAATTGCCTGCACGTATGTGGTCAGAGTCTTTTCTCCAATAGTGGTCTTGTATCCACGCTTCTCCCATTCGATGGTCATCTTGAGGATATAGGACACTAGAGCACCTTCATGGCCGCGCCACATCTTTACGGCCGGGTGGTTAGACCAGCCCTTAGATACTCGATGGTTACCCTGTGGGTCCAGTTGAACTAGATTCATAAGAATCTGCCAACCTTCCAAAGCTTGCTTATTTAGGCGTGCTCGGTCTAGTACTTTGGCTGTGTCTGCTGAGCCTAGCAGCGGTACAAATGTTTGCATAACTAAAAGTTAGCAGTATTTGTATAGTTTGTCAACTATAGACCGAAAGGTTTTACAACACTCTGCTTTAGAGACCCAAATACTGTAATCTGGAACACCTTAGATGCTACAGTTTCTTCAATCTCGGATACAGTCTCTGCTTTAGGGTATGAGACCTTAAACTCTAATGAAACCTTCTCTTCCACCTCGTCCGGGGCAACATCTAGAAATTCTGAAAGCTGCTTTCTGACAATAGATTTGGCTTCTTGCAGGTCTGTTGCGACTATCTTCAGCTCAAAGCTAGTTCTCATTAGTTGGCCTTTCTTACGCGCTTTTCTAGCTTATACGGCGAGTAGTGGACGCCCTTAAGTTCTGGCTTCTTTCCGTCAGTATCGTTAAAGATGACATCGCCATAACGGATTGCAGCTACTGTACCGCGACGTCCATTGTGTAGTGGACCTAGCTTGTCAGTAAAAGCATCCGCTCTTACACGTACAATATCGCCAACCACGATCTGCCCCGGCTGGAGAGCAATCCACGTGTAGTCTTCTTCGTCTTCTTCTACCTTGAGTACAACTCCACGCGCAATAAGCGGGAACACCTTAAGAACTTCGTCCTTGATATTGTCGCTCAGCTCTGGGATGGTCTCCCAGGCTTCGAGAAGCTTCATGATAGCCTTACCCGATCCGACTTTAACCTTGGCAGCCTGAAGCTGCTCAACAACCCATTCTCTATTAATTTCTGGCATTATATCCTCTCTTGATTAGATTCTAGCAGGTCTTTTCGTAGCATAGTCACTACCTCACTGGTACTAGGTAGGGCATCCATATAGTCCCTAAACTGGTTACGAGCAAGCTCCTGCCTGTCATATTGATCCAAATCTTCTACTTGGTAGGCCAGCTGTGCCCAAGAATTCGCGAACCCAGCCGTGTCCTGCCAATATGTGACAATTGGAACGTTTAAATTAAGACCCTGTATGTATCTATAACTCCACCATGTGCCGACCTTACGATCCTGGGGAGCCACCACTAATCCGATTGACTTGGATATACTAAGGTCAACCTCTGGATCGCGAGGCTTCTTACTGTTTGATACCGGTACACCAGGAAGCCTGAGTGTCTTAGATAGGGAAGTCCACCAAGAACTTTTATAGTTATCTACTGACCATGAAGAATTCTTCGTAGCAGTTAAAACAGATTGTCTGTCTATTAAAAATTGATCAATGTGTACACCTATAGCCCTAGAAGCTGGAACAATACCAGTTGCTTCAGAAACTTGTTCAACTGTTCTCCATGGAAGCAACGGGACATACGTCTTAGGCCAAGGAATTGACTTTAACTTATCAGCAAGACCGACTATTGACTCAGAGTACTTAGCCTTTGCAATAGAGTAGTCCTTCCTAGAGCTATACATTGCGCCAAAAATTTGAAGCGGATTCTTTATAAAAGAGTTAAAGCTATTTTTAAACTGCCAAATCTGAGGACCATCTACTACAACTCTAAGTTTCGGAGACTCGTAAAGCAGATTCAATGTGTGCAGTGCGCCATATATTTTGTTAGCAGATAGCGCTGTCGGAGGTGTCAGTCCGACTACGACCAAATCATACGACTCTAGGTCGGATCTGGTCCAAGAAAGATTAGGCTCGCATATAGTTACTTCAGCAAACTCAGAGAACGCCTTCAGTAGCCCCCTAAAAAAGGTCATATTGCCTTTATCCGAGCAATGGGCGGATGCCATACCGGTCATTAAAATCTTCATTTTTATTCCTTAGAAAAAAGCGGGGTGGTTTCCCACCCCGCTCAATTATTCTACTAGAATGGAGCGTCCTCCGCGCCACCTACAGGTGAAGCTGGAGCTGGTGCCGGGGCCGGAGCCGGTGCTGGAGCTGGTGCTGGAGCAGCAGCTACTGGAGGAGCGCTAACCGCTGAGGCCGCAGCAGGTGCTGCAGCTCCTGTGGCTGGGTAGTAGCGCTTGATCTCGTTGCTCTGGTTACCGTTATAGGTACGGACTCCCAGTGTGCCGCGGAAACTGCGACCGAGTAGTGCCTGCTCAATCTGAGCCGGTGACGGGTTCTGCTCGAAGTAGCTGGTAGGGAGACCCATTGCGGTAGCCTTCATGAAGAACATGTTCATGGCCTTAGGGTTTTCCTGAGTCACAACAAGCTGGTCCCAGACGCGACGCTTGTCGTGTGCGCCACCCTGAACCTCGTTGGTGATCTTAAACATCAACTTGCCGGTAGATGTAGTTGTTGCCTGCGCTTCGATTACCTTTAGGTCGTAGTCGCCGTCTGGTAGTGGTGCGTAGTTGTTGCTAGTTGCTGCAGTGCCTGCCTGCTTTACTAGGTCTGCGAAATTGACAGTAGTCATTTATTTTCCTTAGTTAGTTTTCTTTGTTGTTGTTGTTGTTTCTGCCTTCTTCTCACCGAAGACGATATCCAGCATGCGTTCGACCCCAAGGTCTTGCTGCTCGACTACTTTACCTAGACGTCCCTGCACGCGCTCTCCAGCTTCATAGTCTGGAGTTCGCTCTACATACATGCGACGCACCTTATATGGTGCCTGCATTGGGTCCGGGTTCGGCATAGTTTCTACCGTGATTGCGCCCAGGATGTCATAGAAGTACGGGGCCTGAATTGCTAGCTGACCCTGTAGATAAGGACGGTAAACGCCGTCCTGACCCTTACGTGCCATAGCGGTCAGAACTACAGCCTCTAGTGCCTGTGTCGGGTGCATTGTTAGGTCACGAAGGTCACGAAGTAGTGCACCCATGTGGCGAAGCAATTCGCCCCACTGCTGCATCTTCATCTGTTCGGTCCCTGCAATGTTGTCCATGCACTTGACCTGCAACTCAGAGATTGAGTCGATAATCAAGGACTTGAACTGGTGCTTACCTGACTGAAGCCACTGGAACGTCTTCATAACAACGTCGTACTCACGGACCTGGACAACAACAGTGTCCCAAGTTCCGTCAGCCAATGGTGGTTCCTCTGTCATCGGATCCCAATACTTAACGTTGATAGGTAGGAATCGGTGTCCACCCTCAACGTCGAGCATTAGGCGTGGGTAAGGTGCTGTAACGGCAAAGGTTGATTTACCAACCTTCGATTCGCCATAAACCATAATTGTTAAACTGCGATCGACTTCCGACATTCTTACTCACTTCCTTTCTCTTCTGTAATTCCGTAGTAACCGTATGGGTCGGATGACACAAACGCGTCGCTCAGAGCGGCCTCTGCTGCCGAGCCGTCGTCAAACAGCGGGCAGATAGCGAAGAATTGACACTTCCACTTGCAGTCTTTGCTTGGTTTAGGGTAGACGTGCTTAAAGTGACTCTCTCCGTCATTCAACGCGTCACGGACGCGAAGCATGTCTTCGAGGGTGCCTTCTAATTGTTCTAGAAAGGCACGAAGTGCAAACCTATTGTGGCGAACCTCGATCTGGTCGTAGAACGGTGGCTTAGCATAAGCACCGCGCTTAACCTTACGAAGCATAGTAAAAATTGCTCCGTCAGTTCGAGTTCCGTCTTCCTTGTCCTGGACTTCGTCTAGGAGCATGTAAGTTTTGACCTGTTCATTCATGTGAGCCATAGCGCCGAAGTCAGCAAATGAGCCACCAACAGTCTTGAAGTCACGGATCATACGAGCGCCATCAATCTTGCGACGGACGCGCATGTCAATCTTTCCTTGGAGGATAACCTTGCCATCCATCATTGGGCGCTCAAGGATCTCTTCTGTGGAGATCATTTCAAGCTCTGCGTCGATGCCCTCGTGCTCTACCCACTCAAGGTAGCCCTCAAGCATGATTCGACCCAAGTCAGCATCGGCCTCCAGTCCAGAGGTATCTCTGTACTCATCGTTTAGCTTCTTCATGTCTTCTTTGACTAGGTCAGCGTGAGCCTCTAGCAGGTCCTGACCGGTCGAGTAGTGCCTGTCCAGGGCCTCGTGGATCCTAGAACCTAGAGCTAGTGCTCCAGTGAATTCTGTGACCTTAGGACGCATTCTGCGGTAGTACGTAAGCCACCATCTGCGACGGCAGTCTTTAAAGGTTTGAATCTCTGAGTTAGAGATTCTGATTGGATCTGTCATTACAGTCCTTTCTTGTTGTCGTTCAGTAGCTTGAGGAGCTGCTCCTTGTCGCGTACTACCTGCTGGAAGTTCTCTGACTTACCATCTAGTGCTTCAATTACTCGCTCTTCAATCGTTCCCTCGGTCACGTAGTCAGTAATGAGAATCGAATCGTGAATCTCAGAGCCAATGCGGTGAACTCGGTCCAGGGCCTGCTTGTAATCTACAAGTGACCATGGTCTTTGAAGCATAACAAGTCGACGTGCAGTTGTCAAGGTAACTCCAACACCACCAGCCTGAGCCGTGAAAAGAATCCACTTTGTGCGCCCAGCCTGGAAGTCGTCAATAGCTCTTTGACGCTCATCGCCACTCTGAGCGCCAGTGATAAGCCCATGAGCAATCTTTTCCTTGGTTAGACGAGCACTTAACAACTCGATGAGCTGGCGAGACACTGCGCATACTGCCACAGAGTCGTCACCGAAGTCTCCACTTTCAATATCATCCATCAGAGCATCTACCTTACAAGAAGGGTCTGACAAAATCATTTTCTCTTGTCCATCTACAAGTTCCATAGTTCCGTACGAGCTAGCAAACTGAAGTAGACGCATTGTCTGAGTTAGTGGGTTAGGTGCAACAACAATATCTGTCTCGCCCTGCTCGAAAGCTTCATGGAATCGCTCTTCGGGGGTGGTATTAAGTTCAGCAATCATGTTCTCAAGCATCTGCTTGTAGGCCTTAGCCTGCTTAGCACCCATCTCAACATCACGGCGGTCATTGATTACTTCTGGTAGCCACGGGAGCACCTTCTGCTTCAACATACGACGCATGCGAGGATGGATTCCAGCAAAGAACTCAGACTCCATAGCAGGCTTTAGGCCTAAGATCATCAGGCCACCGAAAGCATTCATCATGGTATTGACGTAGCGATCTAGCCATTTCGTCTTGCTTGGCCACTCTTTTGCGTCTAGCCAGTGAAGAATCGGCCACAGGTCAACTACAGTATTTGCAATTGGAGTACCTGTAAGCGCAAATCTGATGTCAGCATTGCCAGAGGCTGCCCAAAAAGCACGAGTCTGCTTAGACTTAGGATCCTTTGATCGGTGGATCTCATCTGCTACAACTGACTTGAAGTCAATCGTGTTTAGCTCACGCTGGTGTACTTCACAGCGAGATGCCGTGATCTTAGAGTCGTGGCCACCACATTCGGTGCACCTAGCTAACGCAATAGAGCCGTAAGAGAGAAGTTTTGAGTGCGTGCGTAGCGACTCCCAGTTGATCACGTAGACCTGGGCCTCGTGGTCAAAAGCTTTCCTGCGCTGAGTTGCAGAACCTTTAATCACCTGAACATCGATACCAGGCCACCAGCGGTCAAACTCTCGCTCCCAGTTGGTCTTTAGAGTGTTAGGGCAGATAATCAGGGCTGGAAAAACCTGCTCTCCGCGGTCCTGGAGGCGCTTTAGAGCCCTAATAGCCTGAGCAGTCTTGCCTAGACCTGGTTCATCCGCTAGCAACGCCCTACGGGCTGTAGAGAGGAACTCAACGCCAGCACGCTGGTGCGGGAACAAGTCCGCGTCACCATCATCCATAGTCTCCACTTCTCTCAGGAAGTTGGATGGGTCAATTCTCGTGGACTTCTCGTTCTTAGCCCATTCCGCCAGCTTAGGCCCGATCTCTAGCTGTTGCCCAAACGTAGAGCGAAGTGAAAGACACCCAGTCCATGAGACAGGGATACGCCAAACATTCTTATCCGAATCCCACTTGGATCCAGGAAGAGCACGGCAAACTTCTTTCAACCGCCATTCGGCGTTGATGATGATGTGCTCACCCTCAAGTTCTACAAAAACGCCCAATTAGGGTCTCCAATCTGTTGCTATATCTATATTATCAGAAAAAACTACCAGTGCAAGTGTTTTTTGATAATATTTTAATCTTTTAGCAATCCTACAGGTTTCCAGCCTGAATTCACTGCCCGCAGTAGGGCGTGTCGGATTGCATCCAGTGCGTGGCCAGCGCCACCACGGTGCCAGTAGCCCAGTTTCTTGAGCTTCTCATTGGTAAACATTGCCATCGCATTTGCTGGAGACTGGAAATATATGTCATCTCCAGATTTACCGATATCGAACAAGCACTGCTTTAAAATGCCAATAACTTCTAGCGAGTACGGAGCCTGAGAGTTGCGCACAGTCTGAGCATTGATAACAAAACGCTCGCATGCAATATCTATGTTCTCTTTGATAGTTGGATCCCATATCACTTCTCGAACAATCTTTGCAACTTCATGCTGCTCTAGTTCCCAAGAATTCTCTAAAACCGGATCTGATCCCGGCTCGATTCTAAGTAGTGCAACTCCAGTTATTTTACCTGGGTCCAAGGACAATACATATTTAGACATACTTGGCTCCCCAGTTTTCTAGTGGTCCATCAACATCAGCAGTTAGCGGGACTGACCAGTTGTCTGTGGTTGTCATACACTTCCTAACAAGTTGTTTAATCTCTTCCGCATCTTCTCTAGGTGCGTTAAGTACGATCTCATCATGAACTGGAACGATTAGCAAGTCAGTCAAGTCCGCTTGATCAAGTTTTACCAGGTTTGACTTAAATACTTCAGCCGCGCCGCCCTGAATCAGGTAGTTTACAAGAGTGTAGACGCGGTCCTCGTCACAAGGGATCCTACGTCCAGTCCATGTGTGCACATACCCTTGCCCTTCGGCTTCCAGTCTGGTAGAGCCAGTCTGTTCGACGTATTTCTGGAAACGTTGCATGCCAGGATAACGCTCATCGAATGCGTTTGATACGGCACGCATCTGTTCTTCGGGTACTCCTGCAGTAAGTGCCTGCTTAGATACTCCTGCACCATACAGACGACCATAAACTACACCCTTGATCAGGTTTCGTCTCTTGTCAGACTTAACCATTGATTGATCCTGGTAGACCTCTCGACCGATCTCGGTGAACGGGTCAGACCCAGTAGCATCAGAGCGTAGAAATAGCTGGATAAGGTTTGGGTCCTGCGATAGCGAAGCGAACATACGGAACTCGACCTGGTCAAGGTCAGAGGTAATAATTACGTGGTCATCATCCTTAGGGAGGAATGCACGACGAACAGTGTCGTCACCCTTTGGGAGAGTTTGAAGGGCAGGGTTCTGAATTGACATGCGGCCGGTGCGGGCACCCATTGTGTTGATAGATGGGTGCACGAAGCCGTCAGTGTTGTCGTTGATAAAGTTAGCGAAGTAGGTGTTTGCTAGCTTCAGAGCTTGACGATACTTAAGAGTGGTGTCTGCGAGCTGCTTAGCCTCCGCACTGCCATCACGTGAGATTAGCTTTAACTGATCCTTGGATGCAGACTTTTGACCCTTGTCAGTTAGCTCGGTAATCTCCACATTGAGCGCCTCGAACTGACGAACTAGTTGCTGGTTACTTCCAATAGATAGACCGTAGTTGCCCTTAGCCCACTGAGCCACCTGGTCAGTGTAGTCAATGAGCTCTTGATACTTCTTTTTAGAGTAGTCAAGGTCTAGTCGTGCCCCGTTGAGCTCCATCTTGGTTGTTATTCTACGAGTATTCATCTCCAGCTCGTAGGGGATGCTGTATGGCTTGCCCGGACCAGTCTTATCCCAGAAGCGCTCAAATAAGCGCATGGTCAAGACGGTGTCTAGCGCACCATAGGACCAATAAGGCTCGTAGTTAATCGGCACTGTGCCCCAGGTCCAGCCGTTGTCGGATAGCCCGTAATCCAGAATCGACTGCAAGGCCGCCGCTGTCGGGTCTACGTACTGTTCTGTAAGTTTTTTAAGAGCACCGGTCCCAAGCGGGTCGATAATCTTTGCCATAATCATCGTGTCATGCGCACGGTGCCATGGAATCGACCAGTCTGACTGAATCTCAAACCACTTAGCTTCGAAAGCAATATTGTGACAAACTAGCGGACCATCGAATTTATCCATGGCACTGTAAAAGACGCCCTTCCAGTGATCCCAAGGAATTGACCAACCAGTCTGACCGTCACCGACCTGAACCAACCTCAGTTGGCCGTGCCAAGGCGATAGCGCATCTTTTCTAGGGTTGCCTGGAAGTTCTCCAGTTTCGGTGTCGATAGCAATAGCATTTAGCGGACGTCTTTCGCCCAACCATGACATAAATTCTGCGGCCTTAGCCACACTATCGACTAGGTGGAGCTGAACTCCTTCTAGTCCTGTTGTCATTTTGTCTTTCTGTTCGTGTTAAGGGATTATCTCCACATTGTACACGTCTGCTAATGCAGAGTCAACTTTAGACGCTTGAGCCACTAATCTTTGCGCTACCGAGGTCAGGTAGAAGTTGTCTGAAACTTCATCGTATTTATATAGAGAGTCTAATATGGAAGATGGATCTGTAGTAACAGTAGCCCAAAATCTGTACTTTTCAGGGAAAACTAAATCAAGGCTGTGATCAGGGGCGCACTCAATGCATGGCGACGCTTTTTGGTTGAGCTCGGAAGCAGGGGCTTCTGATAACTTGTACTTTTTAACCATCGGGCATGCGGCACCATGAAAAATTAGAGATACGCCAATCCTGGAAAGTACGTAAGAGCCGCTTTCGGTCTTGTACAGCTCGAACTCAATCCATCGATACGCATCACGTCTCTCGGAAGTTGACTTAGCTAATAGGGTTCCTTCGAATTGCAGAGTCCTATCTCCGTCTTTTACCTTATACACTAATTACCCTCTAATGCTTCTAGTCTGGCTTCCAACTGAGCGTTCTTTTCGGACAACTCTTGTATTGCTTTTGTTAGATATGGAATAAGCTCTATGTGGTTCAGGGTCAGCATAGGATTAACATCAAACCCAAGCTCTTCGGCACCCTCAACGGCAGGTAGCACGTTTGGCACTTCTTCCACCACTGTGTATTGTTCGATAGGTAAAACGTTAGCTACATCCTGCGCCAAAAACCCAGAAAATAGCTTATCTGTGTCATCAACCTTACTGTTGAATGTTACAGGGCTAAGTTGGGAGACTACGGATAGTCCACTCGTTATCGGCTCTACTGAATGCTTAACTCTACTATCCGAACTAACAATCTGAATAGCGGCTATAGCGCTAGGGCGTCGCATGTTAGCGGCGCTAGTAGTAGTTCCTACAACAGTTAGAAGCTGACCAGAGTTTGTGAAAGACGCAATAGTTCCATTACTGTCATTAAGCTGAATACCGCTACCAACTACCAGACTTCCAGTTAAGGTACCGCTGCTTAGATACAGTCCGCTATCGATGCCTTCTATCTCACCGCGAAGTAGTCCAGAGCTACTCCTAAACTGAACGCTATCGGTGTCACCTCTAATTTCGACTCTTTGACCTGAAGCAGACGTGCGAACAATTCCACCAGTGATAGTTCCGGTAGAGCCAACGGTAATAGTGTCGGCAATAACGTCGTCTAGGTACGCCATACCGTTCGAATAAAGCCTGAAGGCTGTTCCGCTAGCCTTATACCCAACAATTCCAGGGGCAGTGCTGTTAGCTCCTCGGATCTCGATACGAGCGCCAGATGTAGCAGTCCTGATAGTTCCACCGAGAATAGAGCTTGCCTTGATTCTGTCGGCATCTAGGGTACCAGTGGTAATTTTATCGCCATCAATGGTAGTAGTACTAATATTTATATCGTTAGCGGCTTCACCTTTAGTTATTTTACCGTCGGCAGTGCTCAGAGCATTTGCCGCAGTATTGCTGGCAGTATTTGCAGTACTACTGGCAGTGTTTGCAGTGTTAGATACGGTATCTAGTTGACCGCTAGTTGCATAGCCACCAATCTGAACACCGCTAGCGATGTAAACAGATCCATCGCTGCTAAGAATTCTGAATGTTAGACCGCCGCCAGAGTTGTAAGCGTAAAGTCCAGTGTTATTCATCTCAACGCGAGGGTTGGTGTTAGATGTTCTAACTGTTGCACCAGTAATCAACTTACCGTCTAGGGCACCAACTTTAATCTTGTCAGCCTCGATAGCGTTAGCCTGGATTGCACCAGCAGAGATTGCATTAGCTGCAACAGTGTTAGCTGTTATTGCATTAGCTCCAATTTTTCCAGCAATAATTGAATTAGCTGCAATCTGATTGGCACCGATAGCATTGGCAGCGATCGCGTTCTGGGTGATAACATTAGGACCCAATAGCGACGCCGCGCTAATTGAACCATCAGCCAGCGCACCAGCAGAGATTAAGTTTCCAGCAAAGGACCAGCTGTTCAGTACATTCGCGACCAATAGATCGGTATTAACTAGAGGAGTGACTCTAGCCGTGCTCTGAGCCGAGACTAAACTCTGGACGCCGCTACTGTCAGATACAACGAATCTGAAGTAGTAGTCAGTGTTGTACTGAACATCAGAGAAAATCGCATAGTTGTTGGCCACTGCCGAAATTGTGGCAATTAATGTAGAGTCAGATGGTGTAAACCCGGATACAGTGCTCCTGTGAATCTTTAGATATACAAGGTCTGCAGGGGGATTTGACGGAGGAGTGGTGGCCAGTAGGCCGTTCCACTTAACTGTCATAGTTCCAAGTTTGGATTCAATGATCGGCGCTGTAGGTCCAACAGCTGAAATCGGAGTCGTCTTGATAGCAGTAGTGTGGGTTTTAGACACTGGATCAGATTCCTGCTGACCACTGTCTAGAGCTATGAGCTGGAAATAGTAGAGCTTACCCTGAGCAAAAATAGCGTCATCATCGAGAGTGTAAGAAGTTGCAGTTATTACTGGGACATCCTTGATGCGCCAATCTTCACCAGTGGTTCTTCTCCATTTAATTCTGTAGCCAATTAAGTCTTCTAGCGGCTCCCCGGCCTTTGTCAGTGTCGGAGCTGTCCAGCTCAAAGTCACCTTAGCTGTAGGAAACGACACGTTAGTCGAGACAACACCTTCGCTTGTGATCTGAAGATTTGTAGGTGCAGCCGGCGGATCACCGTCCCGCACTGGGTCAGCAACTAGAGAGTAGTCAACCCATCGAATACCGTTCCAATAGTAAATCTTATTGTTTGCACTGTCGGCCCAGGTAGACCCAGGGGCTAGATACTTTTTAGCTACTGGATATACATAAACGTCAGCATCCGGAATAGTAGTTGGGACCGGAGTGTCGACCCCACCGGCATCTAAAGTGTAGACAATAGTGTTGCTAGTGACGCTGTCAATCCTGAACAACCCATCGATGCCGTAAGCCCTAGAGTCTTCCGTGAAGATGTCAACAAAAAATACGTCTTCTGCTTGGAACTTGTGCGCACTATTTAGCGTCAGAGTTACTGTTGTACCAGTTATAGAGTAAGAGTCTACCTTCTTGCGGGTCTGAAGTCTGTAGTATCTGGTCCAGGTAGTCGGGGCTGCTGTCTCCGGCTGGAAGGTGTAAGTGTTAGTTACCGTGGACCAGGTAGTGGTACTCGGGTCATGTCTCGGTTTCCCGGAAGTTAGTTTTCTACCGGTCCACGGAGGCGTATCCGTGCCTAGTATCTTAAAATTGTCGCCGTCCACGTCAATGTTTACATCAGCAGTACCGTGAATACCGCTAACTTCTAGTCGGTCACCGTCAGATAGCTCTAAATCAGCTTCTAGATAAATCTCTACTAGATCAGTAGAACCCGTGTACTTTTTAGGGTATGCAATCGCATCAACAACTTTAACGAACTTAGGAGCATCAATTGCAATTACAGTTGTAGGATCCTGGCCAGTGGTGGTTTCACCAGTTGCAACTGCAGCAGTTACCTGAGACTCGGTTAGTAGATTTATTGGACGAAGCTCTACAGATTTGACTCTCTGGTCTAGCCTGCTCATTAGAGTCGTTAATTTTTTACGACGTCTACGAATACCCATTAGATGGTCACCTTTCCATCAATAATTGTAATTCCAGAGATAGGAATTGACGGCTCTGTGATTAGCTCTACAGATACCTCTTCCGGGTACCCCGGGCTATCTGGAACAGATACATCGTAAGATACAATCTTTCTAACCAAAACGCCGTTGTCCGAACCATAGTCTTGCTCTAAGTAGCTATCTGCTCTCAAGGAAACAAAATCATCGTTAAGCTTTACCGAGCACCAGTCACCGGGGCTGTAGGTGCCTAGCTTAGGGTGAGCGGAGCCATTGACAGATATTGTAAATGTGCTGATAGGCGGCACAGACTCCTCAAGCAATCTAGAAGCCTGCTTCCAGAGAACAGTTTCATCTGGCGAGTCGAGGGTCTCTACCGCATCTAGGATTGGCCAACCCTGTCTTAGCAGCTTGTGATTAGAGGCGCCCGAGTATGGTTGGCTTGCGTCAGACGAGAGTCTCTCGTCCTTGCCTTGAACAAAAAATCTAGTTGCAGCATCTTCTGCATTCTCTTCGAATTCAGCCTCTAAGACATTTCCAGGGTACTCAAAAATTAGAGTAGTAGCGCCATAAGCACTAGCCGGAATAGACCCGGAGAACCCTGTCTCTTGCTCCTCTAGCCAAGCGGTTAAGCTAGCCGGGACTAGTGGTAGGAACTTGAAGTATTTTTTGAAAGAGTTTGTGGCCTGATCGTAAGCGCAGTCGACTCGGTACTCGAAACCATTAGGTTTAGTGGCGTAGTCTTCAAAAATCTCGGCTATTGTTTTTAGTTCGAAGCCTCTAATTAAAGGGTTAGCCTCTCGCTTAGAGCTGAAGTCGTCGTTGTAGCTTAAATCTAGACCTATGTCGCCTAGGGTAGAGAACTCACCGAAGGTTCCGTACGTAGCGGACGCCCTGCGAGTTGCTGTAGGGGGGAATGATGTTGATCCGCTATCTGTATAGCTTTTAGCTATGTTAGCTCCGGTCATAACAACCTGGAATTGAGTAGCAGACTGCTGAACATCTGGATCCACATAGATTGTGTGGTAGCCATCAAAGCTCTCACTCACGTTTTCAATGTAAATAATGTCACCTTCGGTGAAGGTGTGACTATTAGATGTCTCGAAGGTTGCAATGTTCCCATAACGCTTGTAGCTAGTTATGGTTTCAGGGAAATCCACTTCTGATACTTCGGTAACATTATTACCCGAGTTAGCATAAGTAAAAGATTTGTCAGTCAAAATAGACAAAACAATTGCTTCTTTGTCATTAAAAGAAGCATCAGCCTGTACGTCAGCGATCGAGACCTTTTGACCTGGAACTAACTCTTGCTTCTTGAGCGTAGTCACGGTGGCTATGTTGTTTGACCTACTAATCTTGCTTATCTCATTAAATAGGTCTATGCCTGGGCGTATTGCATCGTTTGCAAAATCAAAATCAAATAGATCGGTGTTTAGCTCTCGCAATAAGTCCTGAGCAAATTGATAAGTGTCTTGTCTAGTTTCTACAGTGATCGGGTTGTCTGCGCCAATGGCGATCTCCGGTATAGTCTTTTCGTTGCCCTGATCATCTACATAAGTAGCTGGCACTGTAATTACTGATCTATCGTCATCAGTCAGCCCTGCAGTCAGCACTTCAAAATAGCCGTTGTACTTTGTATAATCTTTAATCCAGTAGAGATAGACTGCTTCGCCAACGGAGAAGTTGTACTGTCCGCCGCTTAGAGTGACAGTAAGCGTATCTTCAACTACCTCGGCCGTGGCCTCGTAGGAGCTATTCCAAGTCTTCCAGACAACTCGATGAGATAGGTAGCTAGTGAACTCTGCTGCTGTAACCGACAAAACTTTATCAACTAGGCTGTAAGTTCTTCCCCAGATTATTCCGCCCCAGACGCAGACGCCGTTTCTAACTGCATAAAGTACGGTTTTACCTGGCAGAGTGTTTTCGTAGAGGCTAAGGTTGTAAGTGTCTTCAGTGATAGCTATATCACCAGTAAATCGACCAGCTTCAGTTAAGGATCTAGAGTAAGAGACGCCCTTAAACGGGACTTCAGCTAACAGTTCGTTAGTCATTAGATCGCAAACAAAGTAGCGGTAATCCACTGACTGATTGTCTGGCGAGGTTGATACTGGCATCTTATGTCCTTGATTGTCTTTCTAGTAGTTTAGCAGCTATCCGATCCAGCCAGATCTCCAAAGAATTTGACAGCTGTAGCTGCTGCTAACTAAGTTGTTGTCAGTTTCGTACTTAATGACGTTGACTCCAGGCTCTAGGTACATCCAATCCACCAAAACAGAGGCCTTACTTCTGGCGTTCACGACAATGTCTTCGCCACCAGATACAGGGGTCACCTTAATTACTTCTCGGTTGTATGTATCAAGCTCCAAGACATCTGAAGAAGACACCGTTGAGATTAGATTAATAGATTCTGCAGTTGTGTCATTTATAATTGACCAGTAGTTCGAGTCAGAAGCATTGACACCGCCAGTTAGCGCAAAAATCACAGGGACAGGTACGTTTCCAGTGTTCTCGACTGAGACTTGAGACCCAACTGTTACCGTTGCAGACCTATATCCATCCGGGTTGCCGTCTACGTACTCGTACTTGATCGGGTCAACTGCCTTAAGCCCGATAGAGAAGTCATGTCTACCACGTGCATTTACGCTAGTGATCTGAGGTGCACCGCTTAAGCGTACATAGGAGCCTTTACCATTATTGCTAGTGCCATTTTCATACACTACTAGCCAGCCACCAGTCTTAACTAGGTTTGCAGCTTGGATTAGTGCATTTCGAGCAGCTGCAACATCGGCTGGCTTCTGAGGCAAGAACGACCCGTTGATTGTGATAATTCTATTGGCCCAGCGCCCCTTAGCGTCGTACGAACCATCGCCCCAGCCGCGAGGTAGGTCTGGTAGTTCAGGCTCCGGTAGGGTCCACCAACCTTCAATCTCCGAGATAACCCAGACGACGCCGTTATCGTCTATTTTGTTGAAAACAAGATCGTTTAGAACTATGTCTTCGTTTAGCTTTAGACCAGAGATGTACGGAGTTGATAGGGCCGTTAACGCAGTATTTACAAGTTTATTCTCTTCAGCTTGTGCTACTGGATCAGCACTGTAGTCATAGTATGCCGCCATTAGATAGTTCCTTTACGCATCTCGAAAGCAAGCTGACGTGAGACAGCAGTTGCAAGTTCTTTTTCGTCCATACCAGGTGCTGGATTAACAACGATGCTGATACCCTGACCGCCGCCCATCTGAGAGATAAGAGCCTTATCTCTGTCTGAAAGTCCGTTAGAGTCTAGTGGCTCGATTCGCTCTGGCCTGCCGGCTTCTGCAACAGTTACTAGTGTTCCGCCTCTAGATGGGTAGACGGTTCCACCTAATGCAAGTTTAGGAGTTCCATCGGCCTTCGTTTGAGTGCCGCCCTTATTGATGCCTAGCTTCTTGTCAGCATTGGCCATTGCATCTTTGACCCAGCTGACCTTCTCTAGTCTAATCAGCTTAGCTCCCGCTAGGTCGATACCTAGTAGGTCCTTGATTGCCTTACCTATAGGAGTATTTCCAATTGTGCGAATAAGGTTTTCGATACCGCCAACTACCCAGTTAAATAGGTCCACGAACACATTGGTGATGATTTCTGCAATTCCCACAAAGATAAGAACAACAGAAGTCATAATCTTACCTAGGCCCTTAGGGAAGTCGGTAAATAGTAGAACTATACCTTCGACAAGGCCTTTAATGACAGCCATAATAGGCGAGACAACCGTGTTGATCACACTCACGATAAACGTGAACGCATTAACGAACTGCTCTAAGATATAACCGGCAATCGGAACAAAGAATTCAAGTAAGAACTTGATCACAGGGTCTAGAGCGGTCATAATTCCGCCGAGACCGTCGCCACCGAACAGAGTGTCAAATAGGGTGCCTATCTGGGCGAAGAACTCGCCGAAAGCCTCGCCGACGTTAGCCATAACGTTGTCGACCATAGTTCTAAAGTCTTCAAATTTGTTGTAGAACTCGACGATCTTGGTGATAATGAAAATTATGATTCCAACAATGCCGGCACCTTTTAGCGTTTTTGCTAGGTTCCCAAAAATACCGCCACCAGCTTTTTCACCAAACAGCTTAGCAAAAGGGCCAATTATGGTATTTAGCGTTGAAGACGCAAAAGCTAAGTAGCCGATAAAGATCTTAAAACCAAAAAGAACCGCGCTCACGGCTACACCTATAGCAGACAATATACCGACTATCGGAGCAATCTTTGCCATGAACTCTTTCGTACCCGGTAGCTCCAAGAAGTCTGCTAGTTTGTCAGCAGCGAAACTAAGCGTACCAAAAAAGCCTTTTAGCTGATCAGAGTCAGTCAGTGATGACAGAATTCGCGTAACGTTGACGACTAGTTCAGCAAAAGACGGACCAGCATCAATAAACGCATCCAACATCTTTCCGATGTATGGAGCACCCTCGGCGAGTTTGTCAAAAGTAGCGGCAATGTTAGGGTTGTCAGCGACACCAAGCACCTGCTTAACTAGCGCACCTATAGATGAAAGCACTGATCTTGCATTGACCATTGCGTCTTTAAAGAATTTCTTGCCAGCGTCTGGATCCTCGGAGAACATGTTCTTGAAGCCTTCAGATGCCTCTTTGAACCAGTCGAGCATATACTCCCCTGCGCTGCCAGGGCCAGTAGTTAGCTTAATTAAGTTGCCGAAGCCGCCGAAGACGTTCTTAATAATCTCAAACCACTTGCCGGCCTCAGTGCCGGCATCGGTGAAGAACTTCTCCAAGTCCATCTTTTTCATGCTGTCAGACCAGTCGCCAGTTAGCTCGACCAAGCCGGTAAGAATGTCATTTACAAGGGGACCAGTGGCATCTAGGATTTGAACAAATATGTCTACAACGTTTTGGAGCAAGTCACCGAATAGCTGAATATTGCTACGCCCGCCCGCCTCAAACGGTTCAGTCATTTCAGCCAGAACTCTATCTACTCCGCTGAAGTCAATGTTTGAGAATACCTGATCTATTGCCTGGCCAACCTGCCCTGCGATCTGAGGAAGGCGCTGATCTAGGATAGGCAGCAGTTTAGTCTCGAAGACATTCACAGAGTTGTATAGGGGGTTTAGGAATGCCTCGGACATCTTAAGCTTAATTGCATCAAGCTTAGGGGTCAGCTTTATTAATCTCTGTGCGAATTCCTTTTGCGCTTTGTTCAATCCGTCAAAAGGATCTGAACCGCTGCTTTTATCTTTCTGCGCTTCTTTAAACGCACTGTAGCCGTCCTTAACTACTTCGTTAAGGTCTTGGGTCTTATCCTTGGCTCGCCTAAAGGCTAGATCTGCCTTTTTATACTCTAACTCTGCTTCTCTTCTGGCGGCCGAGTTGGGTGGTAAGTCCGCAGTCCTTCTGAGGTTCTCAAAAGCTTTCTCTAGATTAAGAGCAGCCTCTTCTTCGCCATATGCGGCAGCTTCAGCATCAAAGAGCAGCTGTTGCCACTCTTCTCTAATCTGCTTGAGTGATTTAGTGTATCCAGCATTTTGTTTGGTGCTCTTTTTAACAGCATCAAAGATTCCACCGAATGCCGTCTTAGCAACCATCATACCGACACGAAGCGTGACGAATGCACCGGCCAGACCAGCTACCGCAGGAGCAGCAGCTAACAACGAGCCAATCAATGGACCAATAGACACGACCACCGAGGAGATTGCTCCGACAATCGAACCTAGAGCACCCTGAAGAACGTAGCCCGACCTCATGAGGCTCTGGAAGCTTTGTCTTGCCGATTCTGCCTCTGGCACTAGGCTATTGAGGCCGTCAGCTAGTTGACCAAATGTGGTCTTTGCTTGGCTTCTATTGAAGCCATCAGCAAAGCCATCACCGATCTTTCTACCTGCACCGATAGAGATGCTCTTAGAGATATTGCTTAAAGTTCCCTTTAGCTCTTTCTCAAAGTTGTTAGTTATTGCCCTAACAACTATCTCTGCATGTCCAATTACAGCCATACGTTATCCAATCGGTGCGTCTAATACAGCGCCAAACGGGTTGGCAGCATTTGCATCAAACTGGGTAGGTGGAATATATGGTTTAACTTCGTCCGGGTCACTATAAGTATCGTCGGTTGAAGACTTGCCGTTCTTGGACTTTATGCCGTACCTGTAGTTAATTCCATATAGGTTTCCATAGAGCGCAGAGCGCACAGAGCTCACCGCTTCAGCTTCTTCAGCAGATGAATACCTTGAATCCTCTTCGAAGAAGTAATGCACGACGTCTAGCATGTCCCGCAACTCCATGTCTGCCAACCTTAGGCCTAAAGTTAGCGCTTTTCCATTTACATATGGCCAGAGATCAACGGCCCATTCGATTAGACCTCTGGCTGCTGATTTGGGCGGTCTGCGTACTGCTCGACAAGCCACCCAGTAATCTCTCCCAGGGTTTCAGTTGTAACTACGCGCTCTTTGTCAACCAATAGAGCGTCAAATCTGACCAAGCTCTCTGCTACAAGTACAGTAGAGAAAAAGTCAGTAATAATTTCAGCCTGCTCGACAGGGTCTGATGAGCCAGACTTTGCTACCATGTCCAACATAACCTTGCCAGGCATAACTGGAACGCAAATAAAATCTTCATCGAATAGCTTGAACGAAATTGGTTCTGCATTCTCGATAATTGGAGATCCGAAGTCTCTAAACTTTGTCATGTGAGTCTTTCCTATTTCTATCATTTGGATGCCAATATGTATCGGCACTTATTAATTTTACCGTAAAGCTAGCTACCTGAGTGAGCGCTTTTGCGATCCAACCACTGTTCTCATAGGGGTGGTTAGATACTTATTGGCTCTGGTGCCAGGGTGTCTGACAATCTGGGTGTGGATGACCCTAGAGCCCTTCCTAAAGACCAAGTTTCCACCAGGCTTATTAGGGGTAATAATGTGGGGCTTTGTGCCTTGGTGGTGCATTAGCGCATAGTGCGTGTACGCGCCTATTTTGACTCCAGGACCCATGGTGTTAGCTGGCATGTGCTGAAATCTAATGCTACGCATCAGCGCCCCGGTCTTCTTACCGACCTGAAGTTTAGCTAGCTGGGTAATCCTGTTAGCCGTTTTGTGTAGGTGCCTGCCAACCAATCCAAAGTTGTGGTTTAGCTCAAAATTAAGGATTGGCTTATAGACAACCAGCTTGCCAAAGGTCATATTGACTTGAATATTTTTTGGTCTTAAGTTCAAGCCTTTACGGTTGAAATCTTTGGCAGCACTCTTATATATTTTGCTAGCGCCAGTAACCCACGGGCTATCTGGGATTAGCCCATATGCTGGCATTATGGAACCGCCATTGTAATGACCATGTCAGTAGTCTGGAATCCACCTTCAGGGGCGCTGACTTCTAGGGTAGCAATTACGCCTACACCATAACCGGTCTCATCCCACTGGTCTAGTTGGTTGATGCACTCCATCAGAACCCAGGCATCAATTGCCATAACTTCGGATGCAGCTTCAATCTTTTCTGGAGCTGGAGGTCGACCGTTTTGACTGACAATAGGAGTCGCTCTAGCGATCGATACTGTAAGTGTGGCACTCCTAGGAACGTGGCAACGTTGCGGTTCGCCTACCTGCGCACCTGGAGGACCTAGATATAGCTGCTGAAAGAAGACAACTAACTGCTCGCAGTCAACCGCTGGAGTTGCCATAGCCCAGTAACGGCGGGCAGGTAACTCAACGTTGTATGACTGAAAAACAGCTTGTACCCTCTCCAGTACGCCCTGCATCATGTCTCTGAGGTTTACCGCATCCTCGGAGACTCCAGTTAGGTCTAATTCTTGGCTAGGCATGATTATTACTCCTCTACAGAGGTCTCTTCTGCCTTAATCTCTATTACTTCTTCAACTACTACTGGCTCTACTACCACTGGCTCTACCTTAGGGGTAGGCGCAGCAACACGAGGAGCGGGAGTAGCCTTCTTTACCTTAGGCTTCTCAGCACCCAGCATGTCCTGGGCACGGAAGTTAGTCTGAATAGACATATTTTCTTCTCTTTCTTAGTACATCTTGATCTGGAGGTTTCCAGAAGCAAGTTCGACCAGGCTCTCTACGCCATCTTCGGTTTGAGAAGCGTAAAGTGTCCAGGTTCCTGGGTCCACCATTCCTAGCGCTGATTTTGCTTTAGCGTAAGAGATAGTGAAATCTAGTTTTTCATCCTCGTAATCGAGAACAACAGACGAAGACTCTAGAGTGGATGATGAAGACTCTCCATAGTTTCTTAGAATGACCTTAGGTGACCAGTCACTGTTCTGCGGGAAGAAGTTACTCAGATCGGTACCGCTGCCAGTTGAAGTCCAGCTTATCGATCCGTCAATAGCGGATAGAGATAAATCAAAGTCGCCATCTAGAGTTAGTTTTAATGGCTTAGGTACGTATTTACGTGCACGAGGAGTATCAACCGAGAATACCTTTGACTTACGACGAGCATTGTCTGGGTTTACCACCTTTAGGAACAAGTCGATCTCGTAAAGGCCGGTACGAAGCTCCTCGATGAACTCCTGGTTATCGAGAATGGTGTAGGAAACACCCTGGCGTGATACAGAGGTGACACGCTGAGGAAGCTCGCACATCTCATCGCCAGCCCAAAGTCGAGCAAACTCGATGGCTAGCTTACGGGCTGCCATCTTGCCAGCAGTCGGAACTGGAATGCCGTAGGCATAAGTAATCTCGACGTTGCAAGGAGTCCAAGGGGTGCCGGCTTTGATGTGGATAGTTGAGTGGTCAACTAGGTAGTAGCTGCTAGGGTCTAGTATTTCTCCATTTTTGTTTCTCATGGAGATAATTTTTGTTACTGGTCGTCCTCGGAGCCTGATTCGAGCGTCGGGAGATAACCCGTCAGCAACCAGCTCAGAATATTCGTCATAGTCTCCAGACGGAATATTGTATACGTCACCGCCAAAAAGTACAGGACTATTAGTGCGATCAGAAGGGCCCATTCGATTATTGCGAAGGGTACAGGTGTAACGCTCGGTGACAATGGTTTCTCCAGTGTATTTACGGCCTGACATAGCCCAGAGTAGGTTCGATGCCACCTGAGCCGCTTCTAGAGTGAACTCGGTGTATGCATAGTCTCCCATTTCTTCAGGGAGAATCCATAAGTTGCTTGTCATGTAAGTACCTCTTTATAAGTTTAACGGGTGGCAGCCTAAGCTAATTGCTCAAGCCACCACCCGTTACTTTCTAGTGATTAGCTAGGGTTTTCGTTCGATGCAATGATGTTATCGATAACGTTGTCAGCGTTGTAGCCAAGGCTTCCAGGAACGTTGTAGGTGTCTCCGCCAGCGCCCAGAGTGGTTACTGGGGTGTAGGCAGGAGCTTCTGGGTTCTTAGAGTTGGTTACAATCACCTTAGCTGCACGAGCAGCCGAGTTAGGGCTCTGAGCTGTAGCAATGTCAGTAGTAATAGCGCTGTTGACGAAGTTTACAGTGTTACCAGATGCACCTGACACTACCTGGTTGCCGTTTAGAGCAGCAGATACGTTAGATACGGTAATCACGTCGCCAGCAACTAGACCAGGAGCTGCACTGAAGACCAGGCTACCCTGGGTGCCAGATGCAGTTGCGTAGTAGCTATCTAGAGTGATTGCGCTTGGGTCAGAAACAGTTGAAGATGTGAATACAACTGGGCCAGAGCCATCAGTCCAAGTGTAGAATCCGTTTAGACCGGTTGGAGCCCAGTCGGTACGTGCGTAAGCGTATGGGCGCTCTGCAGCAACCGGGAACTCCCAGCGGCCGTCTAGACCTGACTTGAAGTTATCGTTTCCAAGACCGTAGCCTTCGAAGGTGTTAGCCATTAGACCGTTTTCAATTACACGGTCGCCAGACTGACGCATCTTTACAAATGGGAAGATCCAGTGGAAGTATGGCAATACGCCAGCCTTCTTACCGTCCTTGATAGCGTGTGACCAAACCTCGATGGCAACACCGTTACCAGCAGGGTCATCGCCTACGCCAGGAGCAGCCCAACCGATTGACTTGTGGTTAGGGTCCTGAGTGGTTCCTAGGTTCTTGCGAAGCAATAGTCCACCAGAGATCAGAGCAGAAAGCTCTGGGTCTGGCTCACAGATTGCAAGTTCCATGGTGATACGCTTTAGGGTGTCTGGAGCCTTGTATGTTACACATACAACGCCGTTTGCACCCTTCTCGGTGATTTCGTCGCCCTCTTCATATTCAGGGGTAAACGAAACACGCATAAAGGCTGAAGTGGTGTACGAGTCACCAGCTCCGCCCATTAGGTTTCCAGCAGCATCTAGGCGGGTGACACGGATTGACACACCCTGAATGCTGGCTGCATATTCTTGAGTAGCCATCTAGCTATTCTCCTTATTGATTGGTTAAGCTGTTAGATCTACTCTGACAGCTAGGTGGATGGATGTGTCAAAGTAAACCGCAGCTGGGCGGATTGCCTTGAGACGCATGTCATTCTGATTTCCCGACACGTCATAAGCTTGCGCTAGGTTGTCGTTCACGACATCAACATCGCCCACGTATGTGCGGACGGTGCCGGTGGCGTAAATCCATTTGTTAGTGGCTGACGCTTCTGCGTTGTCGTCACCATCAGGACCGGTACCAGAGTATCCAGATCCTACGATTACAGGAGTACCGCCCATGGTCTGTAGGTGGTCAACTTCCTTGTTGTGGAAAAGCATCTGGCTATTGCTAGATAGTAGAGCCGCAACATCGCGGGTCATGTGAATGAGACCCTGCTCGCCGCAGTCTGACATCTCGCCGATGCCCTGCTCTAGGACTGCAAGTGCGCGTCTAGGTGATAGTGCTGCACCCGAGTTCAAAATAGTTACTGTAGCGGAGGTTAGAGCCTTGTTGTCGTGGCCCTCGCCCTTACGGACTACGCCATCCCAGAGCTCTTGCTCCATAGCATGCTGTGTTACGCCTTCAAGCTGGCGTGATAGTCGGGCAATTCGGTCAAGTCCAAGAAAACCCAGGCCAGAGCGTAGTTCTTCCGCTTCAATGAACCAAGGCTTGATTTCGTCGTAGTAGTTTGGGGTGCCGGCTACGACAACTGCATCGTCAGTAGAGTCGGTGTCATCCCAATTAGTGGCTGAGTAAAGTTCTGTCTCCCACTCCTGTGAGAAACCGCGGATCCAGCGATCTTCATCTGCTGAATTTTCTGGCTTGACTACAGCAAGTAGGCCAAAAGCGGAGGGCACGATTGCTGGTGCCTCTACTACGCCGTTATTTGGAAAAGCCATTATAATCCTCGCTTAAAAAAGTTTTAGGGGGTGGGAGCCCCCCGGCCCGAAGACCGGGGAGCCGCCCTATTTAGTTATGGTTTAGAGCTCGATTGCAGCTGCAGTAGCGCCACCAGTGGTGTCGCGAAGAGCAGCAGCCACACCGTTGATGTTAACGGTCTGGGTGATTGCTAGAGACTCGATGCCAACCTTTGCAACGCCTTCGAAGGTCTCAACGAACATCTTGTAGTCGTTGGTTCCAACAAGTGACGAGTCACGGATGATACCTAGGTCTAGAGTACCGCCGTCGAGGAACAAGAATGTACCCTCGGCGAATAGGTGCCAGACGAATGAGTCTGGGAACTCTAGTAGACCAGTTGCGCCCTGAGAACCGAATACGGTCATGTCAGGAGAAGCAACTAGCGATACGTTTAGCTGAGCTAGGTAACCCTCGATCTCTGCGCGAGATACAGATAGGTTGCCATCGCCTGGCATGTTTAGCGCCAAGTCAGCAGCCATTGCATCGTATACCCAGTCAGGAATAATAGCCTTTAGCTGGGTGGTCTGAGCAATGCGGTGACGTGAACGGTAAGCAACAGCAGCCTTGCGAACAGCTACCAAGAAGTCGCGACCAAAACCGATTAGGGTTCCAGCGGTAACTGCAGTACCTGCAGCAGCGATCTTAGCTACGATGTTCTGCTCTGCCTCACGGGCGTGCTGTACAAGAGCTAGCTCGTTGTGGCGAGCAATTAGTTCTGGGTAAGCGCGGGTCATGAGGTTACCGAACTGTAGCTGTAGGGTTACAGCGTCAGTTACGGCGGTGTTCTCCTGAGCTGCAGAAACAGTTAGAGAGGTCTTGCTCGAAGGAGAAGGAGTCTCAGCTGAGTCGTTTGCAGCAGTCCATACGCCAACAGCGTCAGCATAGGTACCAGCAGCAAAGCTTGGAGCGGTTACGAAGCGGATACCGCCACGGTCAGCCTGGAAACGTGGCAATGAGTCACGAACTGGGCGGTTGGTGGTTGAACCGATACCGAAGATGTCATACTTGACCTCTACCGGAGCTGCGTGGCCACCAGAAGCAACAAGTGCCTGCTGACCTACAACTGCGTCGATCTTCGCAGAGTTAGCTTCTGCGTCGGTACCTAGGAAGCGAGCTTCTGGGTACTGGGTCGAGAAAGAAGCAACAATGTGCTGCTCTCCGTCGCCACCGTTTACACGGCGTAGTGAGTGCAGGCGCTTCTCCATTAGAGAAGACACCTCGTTTAGTGATGCGATTGGGCTTCCCGCGCTGTAACCAGGGATGTCAGCGCCAGCAGTGATTGCTACTGGTGCCTCTGTTACCTGAACTACAGGCTGACGGTCAGCTGGGGCCTCGAAAGGCTGTTCTGCTGCAGCGGTCACTGCCTGCTCCTTCTGCTCTTCTACAAGAGCGGTTGATGTTTCAATAGTTTCGTCTGAAGAAAGCTCAGCAGCTTCTTCAACTTCAGCAACTGCTTCCGCAGTCTCCTCTGTTGAAAGCTCTGTTACTTCTTCGGTTGGGGTTGATAGTTCAGATCCATTTTCCTGATCAATTGATGCTTCTGTAGCTTCGATAGCCTCGACAACAGTTTCTTCAACTGCGGCCTCAGCCTCGACTGGCGCGTCAACAACGTCCTCAACAGGGGCCTCTACCTCTTCGGTAGAAAGTTCTGCTTCAGGGGCTGAAACTTCTTCAACAACTTCGGTAGCTAGTTCTTCGTCAGATGCAGATGCCTTGATGGCTTCCTCTTCTTCCTTCTCTTCTTCCTCAGCTGGGGTTTCTGTTTCTACCTCTTCAGTTTCAGGAGCTTCTTCGGCGGTTGCGTCCTCAACAGGGGCAACATCCTCGGTTACTTCTTCAACTACGGGCTCGTCTTCGTTCATAGCCATTGCTTCTCTCTCATCGTCAACGAGTCCCTTAACACGGGCAGTTGCTTCTGCGGCTTTAGCAGCCAGTTCAGCTGCCATAGCCTCGCGGTTTGATAGTTCACCGCGAACGATGTCAAGAGAGTCGGCTAGCGACGTCATAGCATCAACTGTCTCAGGAGATGGGTCTTCACCCTCAACCATTTCAAACTGGCTGATAATATCTGCTTGAAGCTCTGCGAGCTGTTCGTCGCCGAGTTCCGAGATAGTATCAAGCTGAGTCTTGATTTGGTCGTACACTGTACCTCCTAGGCCAGTTAGTTGCGGGTGCGGATTTACACCCTAATTTACAGTCAAGGCCAAGGGACTCTACGCAACTTGGCGCGAGGCACTCTACCTACGGATAATTTTACCTTACTTTTTAGGTAAGGAGTCGGAGCAGCTTACTCATTTGGGACTGTACTTCACCCTGAGAGTAGACGTCCGCTCCGGACATGTAAGAGCGCAGGTCTTGCGTAGCAATGTCTGCGTCCTTTTTACCGATCTTTGCCTCTACTCTTGTGATCATCGAATCGATGAGATCCTTGAGCCCAGTAGGCAGATCGCTAAACTTAATTTTGTCGGCCTCTTTACCGAACGGTAGTGGCAGGTTAGCAATGGTCTTTCCTAGCTCTCCTGCTGTAAGTCTTACATTCTCTAGGGCCCTAGCATTTAGGGCTCCAGAGTCCAGACGGTCAATCATGCCAAGAAGCTCGGTGCTTGCGTCCACGGAAGCTGCATAGTCTCCAGCGAAGTCTAAGTTCTCTGCCGCCTCTGCCTTCTCTAGTGCCTTAGCTAGACCGGCAACACCGAGGTTTTGCTTCAATCTAGCTAGAACAGTGCGGTACTTACCTTTAGCATCGCGAGGCTGGTTTACGCCAGACTCGTACTTGGTTCGACCTTCTTCATCGAACTTATCTTCGACAGTAGTCTTTCCAGCCTTGATGTCTTCTGCTAGCTTGATCTCTTCTTCAGTCTGCTTGTCAGCTTCTGATTTAGCGTCTTTTAGCTTCTTCAGGTCTGCGTCAGAGATCTCTTCCGCTTTTGGGGCAGCAGCCACCACCGCCTCTAGCTTTGCACGCATAGCTGCAACAATGCTTTCTGCCTCAGCAGAGTCTGCGTTCTTCCAGTGCTGCGGGATTAGAACTTCCTGCTTCAGCTTGCGAGCCTGCTTGATGATGTGCTTACGAACTTCACGACGTTCTGAAGCCTTTGCACGGCCATAAGCCTGAATTGCATTCTTAAGATCTTCTACGTTGCGAATTGGGTAAGCGCCATCTGGCATTGCCTTGCCTTCTTTAGCAAGAGCCATGCGCTCTTCTTCAGGAATCTTAGCTAGCTCTGTGACGGCTGCAGCAGTCAAGGTCTTCTCGCGAAGCTCTGCTGCGCTAGCAGTTAGGGCCTGCATGTTTGCAGCACGAAGCGCCTTCTTTGCTTCCTTTACGCGACCCTTTAGGTCAGGAGCACTGGCAGCTAGTTCGCCTAGCATTTCTGCCTTGGTAGACAGTGCGCAGGCTACGCCAGAACACTTCATCATTGCCATGTAGCTAGCACCAGCTGCAACTAGAGCAAGAACCTTGCCAGAAGCAATCATTGCGCGAGCGGTTGGGAAGCCTGGAACGTTTACCTGGCAAATAGCAACAAGTTCTAGAGAACCGTTGATTGGACGCCAGTCACCAGAAGGAGCAGAAGCGCGAAGTGCACGAATCTGAAGCTCGTCTAGGTTCGGACGTAGGGATCCAGCGCACCAGATGCCGTACTCGTCTTCTCCAACATGGATATCTGCAACAGCAGATGCTGTGTCGTCATAGTGCTTTGCAGCAGTCATGGCGTCAACGTTTAGTGGGGCATGTCCACCAGCAAGAGTTAGCTGACCAACTGGAACATCGTTACCAGCGTCAGTTCTAATTACACCAGTGTGGAAGTAAGCGTACTTGCTACGTGAACGTGGTGGCTTGGTTGCACGAGGCAGACCAATGTGGTTTACGTTCCATGCAGCAATGTGGCCATAGACTCGACCATCATCAGTAACAGTGAGAGGAGTCGCCTTGGTTAGTCCAGGGTGCTTAAACCAGTCAGCTGGAGGGGTCATTGGAATTTCCGACTTCAAGAAGCCAGAGGCTGTAATTGGTTCGACGTCAGCAAAGTCTTGCATTGACTCTTCGTATACGCCATCTTCTGGGGTCACGTTTTCCTCCTGATCCCCCTCGGCTTGCAGCAAAATAGAGCATTCTTGGAATGCCGGCTTAGCTACAATTGTAGCAGCCATTACACGGGCCTTATTTATAGTAAGTTTGTCCTTACCAAATTCCTGGCCACCGCCCTCAGACATTTCCTCTGATTCTGGCTTCTTCTCTTCTTTTGCCTCGAATTGGTCAAGGTCAACAGAGACTCCGCGCAAGAATCCGTAGCGAACTAGTCGCTCAGCTTCGCGGCCATAAGGTCCGTTATCGAAAACACCATAAGCATTGCCTAGGCCGCCTTCGATACGTTCGATGTAGTCAATTCGACCAACTACAACGGAACCATCGTGGCCAGCGCCAGTCTTGATCTGCCATAGAAGTGGTACTGGCAAGTCGCGAGTACTGATAGCACCTTCGCGGAACTTGCGTCCATCGCCAGATTCAACTTCCTCAGGCACAAGCATAGGGATTGTGAAACTAGCACCAGACTCTGCTCTCACAGATGCAACTAGACCAATCTTCTCTCTAGCGTCAGCGGCTAGTGCAGATAGACGACTCTTCTCAATTACGGCCTCGGTGAAAGCTTCTTCAGACACATAAAGGTTCTCGACTGCCGTGAAAGATCTATTCTTTCTGCCAGGGTTGAGCTTGCTTCCGGTGTAAAGTCCAGTCGCATCCTTGTGGCGTAGCTGGCAGTAGCCCTTAGCGCGTGGTCCCATGTACTTTGAAAGATTACGAACGCAGCGAGTCCAGTCACCAGGAGTCCCCCAGCGAATCTTGAGGGCACCCTTACCTGTAGTCCAGTAGCGGCGAAGCTCTTCGGCATTGCCGCGATTACGGTCTAGACCGCCTGCAGCTAGAATAGGCTCTACGACCTTCTCCCAGAATGTCGAGAAGTCGTACCCAGAAGCCTGTACAAGAGCCTTGTCATCTACCTGAAGAAGTACGTCATTTAGAACTTCTTGATCTTCTAGCGTGACAACAGGTGGCGGAGAGAAAGATTTTAGATCCATCAAAACCTGAGGGCTTGGAATCCATTTGCCGTCTTGTCGAACAAAAGTGGCAGGCTCAGTGGATGTCTTGCTTGCAGGTACCAGCGCAACAAGGTCCATGACTGCAGAGTGGTCATCAGGAGATACCAGAGCCAAGTACTTTGCCGGTACATCAGAATCGGCAGGAGCATTGATAGCGTCTTCAGTTTCCGCAGCGGCAGTTAGACCGTGACGGTCTTTAACAAACTTCTTGTCATACTTCTTTAGGCCCTTAGGGTCATCAGCGTGAAGTTTGTATGATGCACGGGAGCTAGCCACAAACTTAGGGTAGTCAGTGATAAGAGCGTGTAAGTCTGACTTGGTTAGGGCTTTCATTGTGCCAGGCAGCTGTGCCTTAGGCATGTTTGACGGAGTTCTAGGTTCAGCAAGAATGCCATCAAAGTTAATTGGAGGCATATTATCTCTGTTTAGAACAGTAGGAGCATCTGCATCTTTTTCAGCTTCAGTAAACTTCGAGTCAACTGAAATGCTCTTGCCACTGTCAAGTCTGACTTTGACTTTTCCAGTTTTGTAGTCAACTGACTCGATCGTTCCAGATCCGCGCTCTCTGTCACCAGCTACTACAGTTCTAGATCCAACCTTAACGAATTCGCCGTTGGCGTTTCTTGGCTGGCTAGATGCGATAGATGAACGCTCTTCAGGAGTGTATGTTCCGTCCTTATTGGTTGGCGCGTCACCAGCAGCTAGCAGGACGCGGTCAATCATTGTGAAGTCTTCCTCCGAGAGACCTTCAGACATTAGTCGGGTCTCCTCTGGGTCAATCTCGTCTAGAGTAACAGCCTGGAATGGACGTTCTTGCATAAAAGCAGAAATGATGATTGCAGATGACGGGTCAATCAGTACGTGAGTCTTCTCTACGATGTCACTAGGATCATCCAGAGCAGCATCGTATGAGTACACATCACCATCGACGTGTCCCATGTTGTCCCAGCCAGCGCCATCCCATAGGTATACCTGTCCGTCGACCTCTACCTTGTAGAGTCGGTCGATGCCGGAGTTGTCTAGGCGAACACGGGCCATAAATTCTGGGCCCATGTATGGGTCAAGTTCGTGAGCCATCTTGAATGCATCTAGCTCGTTGTAGTCTTCGTGGTTGTCTACAAAACCATAAGCGCCGCCAGCAGTAGTAGCCTGCTTCTTGTTCTCGCGCTCGACGATTGATGATGCCCAACGCTGGGCAGCGTCGCCACCCCAGAGAGCCCATGCAATGCGGCCATTTGATGGAAACTTATCTTCGCCTGGTGCCCAGCCCTTGCCCTTTTTGTCAACTTCGTGACGAGGGAAGTACTTGGCAATGTGACGGATCTTCTCGATACCAATTTGCCCGCCCTTAGCTAGGGTGCGAGCAGTGTTCAAGCCAACAGGCGTGCCTCCACGCTTGTGCTCTTTTCTCCACTCTAGGGCTTTCTTTGCTTCCTTCTGAACGCCCCCAGGAATGGTATAAAGTTTAGAATTTGACACTATTACTCCTGGTTAGAGCTCTCCAGCTCTACGTTGATCTTGTGGGCGTACTTTTCTAGGTCACTGGCTTCAAGCTTTTCCCCGTTGTCCCATGCCTGAACTAGTTGGTGCTCCCACTCCTGACCATTCGCAGGGTTAGGGTTGATAATCGGTTCCTTGTCCCAATCGATCTTCCATACATCATAATCTTCGCTGTTTAGATAGCCGACGAGCTCCTCGTCGGTTCTAGGCACTAGGTCCCAGTCGCCATCACGGCGCATGGCTGTGCCGAACAAGTTAAATGTAATAATGGCGTCGACAGTGCCAGTCTCTTTGTTCGCATAGCAGTAAAGGGAAACTAGTTCCGAATCTGCATATTTAGTATCTTCAGCCATCTTTTTCCTAATCGATAGTTGGCAAAACCAGCATCAAGTATTATTTTACCATAATATTTGATTTAACTAGTCTTTGAGTTCCTTAACTAGACGCATTCCATAGTACTCTTTAAGCTCTGGAACTAGTGTGACGAGCTGTGCAACCTCGTCTAGAGGTAGAGAATCTAGGTCGATTCGCTCTTCTATCGGTCCATCTTCTGTGTCGATGGTTACGTGAATTACGTTTTCTTTAGTATTTTCATCCATAAGTAAACCCTACCTTAGTCCTTAGCCTTCTTCTCTACTTCTTCCACATTACTAGATGAAAGAATACCAGATTCAACCAAGAAGTCCTTAAAGACTTCGCTTGCCTCTCCGGTTTGTAGGAACTTAGAGAATGATTCTGCAAAGTGCTCGCCGTAGCTACTCTCGCCGTAACGGGTAATCTTTTCGGCTGCAACCTTGGCATATCTAGGGTTAGTCTTAAATCCAAAGATGTTGATGAAGTTTTGGATTGTGTGACCAAATTCGTGAGCAATAACGTGAGTGAATGGAGTTCCGAAGAATGCATCCTCTGTTAGTCCACCACCGCGAAGCGCCTCGCCGTTAACCAAAATTGTTGTGCTGAAGCTTCCATCGCTCTTAGGTAGGGCAATGTTGACTCCAAGTACACCACGAGGAGCAATGCCGCCTGCAGATCGGTAGAGTGCAGAGAACTTAGATTCCTTGGATACGAGTCTGATTCCGTGGTCCATAGTTCCGAATGAGTCTGCGATTCCCTGGTCAGTTAGGAACTTGTCAATAGACTGAATAGTTCCGAAGTAGTCAGTTAGCTCAGACTCAGGGAATGCTGGGATAAGCTTACCGTTCGGGCCAATCTCCAAGTCAACCGAGACGTCGCGGATTGCTCCATCTGTCTTCTTGTACTTAGCTGGCTCTTTTAGGATTTCAGCAATCATCTGCTGCTTAGTCATACCAAAGAATCCGCGCTGCTTTGAGTGCTTTAGCTCTAGCAGTGTGCGAATCTCAGAATCGGTTAGGTCTGGGTACTCTAGTCTCGCGGCTTCCATAAGCTTTGAGAGTTCGCCAGCGTTGAAGTATGAAGTTGCATTAAGGGACGAAGCGTCAAACTCCCAGTTAGGGAACTTGTCTTTCAAGTCGGAGGCTAGCTCATCGATTTCGTTCTGAACTTCTTCGTTTAGCGCAAGCTGCTGTTCAGCATTACGCTTTGAGTTAACTGGAACGTTGAAGTCTAGGCCAACTGTCTTAGGGCGCTCGATTGTGTTCGGGTCTGTCTCGAACTCGATTGCATCCAAGTCGAAGTCTGGGTCGGACTCGTCGGTATCCGCGACAATCTGCTTAGTAGGCTTGGCTGCTTCAACATTGCTGGTGATTAGCTTAGGGCCGCGCTGTTCGCCGCTTGCGATAGCCGCCTTTTTGACTTCCCCGTCCTTGTTGATGTAGAGAACTCCAAAGCCCTTCTTGCCATCTTTACCGACAATTGGGACAGATTCGACTACAACACCTAGGTTAGAGCCATCCTTGCTGTAGAAGTTATCGCCTGGAACTAGGTCGTCAACCTTAGAGATTCTGTCTGGAATAGTTGTCTGTCCAGGGAATCTTAGGGTGCCAGGTGTATAGAATACTCCACGCTCTTCACGGAGACGAGCACCAGATACACGACCCTTATAGGTGGTTAGCTCAGTCTTCTGATCCTTAAGGATAGCCAAGCTAGTTGAAGGTAGAGATGTTCTCTTACCATTTGCATCGATTACGGTTACGTAGTCACCATAGTCAAAGATGTCATCGCTCTGAGCAGGGCTAGCAGTGTTTACTTTCTGCTTACCAATTACGCGAACAATTGACTTTTCCTTGATGTTGTTTTCGTACTCAACAACCTGACCGACCTCAAGTGAGGTAACTTTATCCTTCGATGACCAAGGGACTGCTCGGTTCTCTGGAGTATCTAGAAGGTTCTGCTGTACAGCCTTAGACGCCATGGTCACGGCCATACCGAAGCTTCTCTTGTCTTCCTCCGGGAAACGCTCGGCGAACAACTCTCTAATAGCTGTTCTAGCTTCTTCATGGGTCTGCTCGTCTACAGGTAGACGCCCGAATACTGCACGAAGTCGAGCTTCTAGAGCTTCTCGATCCTTGTTTTGGTAAGCCTCGAATGTGCTAGGAACTTCCTGCTCTAGGAGTGTTCCATTAACCGGATTGATTCGCTGGGCATACCCGGTAGAGTAGTACTTTGCGCTTTCGGTGATAGTCTTGGTTCTACCCTGATACTTGAAGTATAGGGAACGCTCTAGAACGTCGTTAGCGTGAACAGCTGTGTCGAAAGTTGGGCTGTACTTACGAGTCTCTTTACCGGTGAGAATGTCAGCAAGAACTTCTGG